GATTTACAAAATACATTTCTGTTTGTGCAAAACTCATGTTAATGGCTTGTTCAACTCCTGTAGCTGTTTCTTGTGCTATAGTCTGACCTAAACGCTGAGGTGTAATACCAATTACTTCAAAGGCTTGTTGTTTGAAATAATTAGCAAGTTGTATCCTTGACATCAAACGCTGTGTTTGTTCTAGGTTTAAAACTTGATAATGCTGAAAGTTTAATGCGTTTTCTGTATTTGTTATAGAAGTATCTAATGGTAGCATTTGGAAATCCTTCATTGCTACATATGCTTTAGCAAAATTGTTTTTACCCCAATCTTCACCCATTGAGTGACGTGGTAAAGCATTTTGATCAATCATAATAACAGTACCTAACTCATCAATAAGAATATCTGATATTTGATTGTTAACTAAATTATATCCTACTTGGAATGGTTTCATCTTATCTACCAATGCTCTAGATCTAGAGTTTCTATCATGAAACACAGAACCTTCTACAGGCAGTTTACATCCATACAATGTATTATCTCCTTTGAATTGGAATTTAAGTGGGTGTACATTTAAATACATAGGCTTGAATCCCATGTTATCATTGTTACCATAGAATGATGGTCTGTTAGGTCCAATCTTAACACCACCCCATACTTGGTTAATCCATATCCAATCTATGTGTTCACCAAATACTAAGTTGTCTTTTGATTTGCCTTTTAATACAGTATTATCATACATTGGTCTTTCACTGACTTTTCTATAAATAATATCATCACCTGTATTTAATGTAATATCTCTGTGTGCAATAAATTGACGCATACCTAAAGAAGGTCCTTCAACATTCCAGTCATGTGATCTTGTAGAATCATAGAAAGAACCATCATTCTGTACACCTGGTAAAGCATAACCTGCTGATTTTACAGGATAAATAGCTTCTAATTGTTGCAATTGATCTTTTGACATAAGATAACCATACTTGTCTACAATGTCTGATATGGTCATTAAATCAATTCTACCAACCCAGTTAGATTGTGAAATATATCTTGCTTCAGGTGATTTGTGATAAAAGGTCAATACAGGATTCCAAACCTCAACATCATAATCATCATCATTTAATTTAAAATGCCAAAACTCTCTGTCTGTTATTAACATATCTTTAAATGCAAGACTTTCTAATTCTTTCATATAGAATCTTTCATAGTCTACATTGTGCTGATGTTCAGCCCATTGCTCTATCATAGAGCGATAATTCTTTTTGAAGAATTGTTCAATTTCTGGTAATGTTTTGATGTTTTCTGGAGACATCATTTGTTGTGCCTGTTGAGCTTGTTCTTCATTTTCTAAATCAAGCCCCATTGATTGTATAGTTTCTTGCATTTTTTGCTCACCATACGCAATCAATGTTTGTTCAATCATCTGTCTTTTTTGCTCTAGCATTTCATTATAAGACAGATCATCTACAGCAGCATATATAACTTTGTCATTTCTTTTAGCAAATTCTCCACATAGAACATTAATTACATTAGGAATAATAGGAAAGAACTTTAATTCAAATGCTGATACATCCTCTTTTGTTAGTGTATCAATTAAGTCTGCATATTCATTATCTTCTTCAACAATGTAATCAGACTTATCAATAATACCATTTGCAAGTTTATAGTTTTTTAATAAACGTCTAGCATTACGTCTAATCTGTTTTAGTCCTTGCATTTCTAACCAGTCAAGATTCCAAGCACCCCATTGTTCATTTTTTTGTGAAGCTAATAAAAACTGAATAGGTTGCGTAAGCGTACCCATTCTGTTATATTCTGTTGTGGCTCCTCCTTTAAGCTGGAGGGCGTTATATATTTTTGGCATAACTTATTATCTTAAATTTTTAAAAGGACTTCTTTTATTTTTAGCACTTGTTTGTTCTTCAAATAGAGATGATCCCTTTTGGCCAATATGCCTGAAGGGACTCATTTTAAATTTACTATAATTATTTGTCTTTTGCAAATTGTCATCTTCTCTTTCTATTCTTTTAGAAAAACCTCTATTAGATTGTTGTAATGATGCAAATGCAACTAAAGCACAAAAAGATACAAGTCTATCCACATTCAAACCATCTCTGTATTGTTGCATTTCTTTTAACAACATTATATCTGGTATTCTTTCTATACCATAGGTTGTTCTAACAATAGTACCATCTGGTTTTGTTTCATGATCTAAAGCTTCTTCTATAAATCTTTGAGCATAAGAAATAAGATTGGTTTTAAACAATACACCAACATTTCTCCAACCATACTCTTGAAATACATTAGCATTACTTTGTAGTTCTTTTAAGAATTGTATTTGTGCTTTAGGAACCAAGTATTTTTGCTTTCTTTTAGAGATCATGTGTTGGATAAACAATGATATGTTATTCTCCACAATGGTCCATGCGTTGTACCATTCTATAATCATTTCTAATCGCTCATGTGTTTTATTTAAGTCATCAAACCTACCACACCATGCTGCAACAATTTTATCAGGTTCTATATGCTGTTCTATGCTACCATCTGCTTTATGCTTAGTAACCTCTTGCGATGTTTTGTATACATATATAGAACAGAGAGAGTCTGATGTAGTTGTTTTACCTTCTGCAACAGGGTCAATAGATGCATAATAAGTACCAAACACAGGATCTTTTATAGGTCTTTCCCATACAACAATAACACCTTCTTTGTTTTCTGCTCTAGGAGAAATAGGAAACTCTGAAATAGGTAACTTACTTGACAGCTTACATTCTATTTCATTCTTATCATTTTTTGATAATTCTACAAACTCTTTATAATATGTGTTGTCTTCAATTCTTCTAACTTGTTGAGTTATAAGGGCTTGGTTAAATTTAGAGATTTGTCTTGTAGCAAATGCTTCTTCTATATTAATTGGTTTCTGAGAAACACGCAGTTGATAATCTTCAGGATCTACTGTTTTTTTCCAAACTTCTCTTTCTTGAAAAATCATCTCTAAAGCTCTTTCAACTTCACTGTTACCATATTGATCAATACAAGGTAACATAGACCATTGCTCAGGAATAAATAAACCACATTTACCTATCTTATTATCTTTATCAATAAGATTAGTTTCAACAGCAAGTACATCCTTACTATCAGGATTCATCAACATTTTACGCAAAGGTTCACACTGTTCAAGATCCCCTACAGAACCTGCTGCTACAAATTGACCAGTATATGTCATACCTGATTTCATTGCAGGTAACAAGTACTCTACTGTTTCATTCATTCTAGGAGCAATACCAGCCTCTTCATGGAAGAAAAAAGTACAAGGACCCCCTACACCATTAGTTGGGTCTTTATCAAGCACTAAACCAAATATTACAGATTTTAAACCAACGTCTTTTTTTCTACCTCCTACATTTACTTCAATCTTTTGTTCCCAGTTAAGAACCTTATCAGGATTACATGGTCTGTACCATGCTGTATAAGTATTAAGAAAGTTTCTATATTCTTCTAGAAAACGCCATGTACCTTTCTCACTAATATAGTCTTTTAAAGAACCTGCCATTTTGTTAACAGAACCTTCTTCAAACCAAAAGTAATTAATCATTTTTGCACCATGATAATAACTAGATGCAATCTGACGTTTCTTTAATATAACACAATGTTTGCTTGTATGTCTTGCAATCTCTTCATATAAAGCCATATGATACTGAGCATCACGCACTTTAGCAAAACCAAACTTCTTTTCTTCTTTATCATAAATAGGAAGAAAGTTTAACCACATGTAATATTCTCTGGTTAAATACCAAGTCTTGTCATTGTTTTTGTATATAACACCAAACCTGCATTTTTCTTTTTCTGCATCCCAATAGGTTATATAATCTTTAGAACGCATTGGTGAAAAGCAATACACTTTATTATTCTTTTCAAATAACTTAGCTTGCTCATTAAATTTATATGAAGTCTCATCAAACTCATACTTGCCTGGTTCTTTAAACATTGACCACAAAAACTCTACAAAACTATCTTGTGTTTCAAAATCTGTTTTTGACCATTCATCTTAGTATGGTGATTATAATGAAACATGTAACTATATAAAGTATCCATAGCTATTACATTTGATCATAAGCAACTTGTTGTCCTCCTCTTACTTGAGATTTTTGTTCTTCCATCAAGTCTTTGTATGCTCCTTTAAAAGATGTGCGTATTTGTTCAAACTTAGCTGCAGCATTAATAAGAGAATTGATGTTACCATCTCTACCGTGTTGAATCTCAGTAGTTTCCATATATTTAGCAAGCCTATCAAGCATGCTTTTAATACCCATATAAGCACGAAAAGTAGGAGTCTGATACAAAACTTCACAAAGTTTTTTAGCCTCCAAGATAGCGTCATCTTCAGTACTAAAATTGACATTAAGCTGCGAAAGTATAAGTTCTTCTTTTTCATGCTCTTTAACTTCAAAAAATGGGTTAAGATCAGGATTTGGACAGGTCATATAAAAAAGATACGCAAACACATTATTATAATCTTCTGGATAAATCTCCATTATCATTGCTAATTCTCTTAAAATATGACAATGTTCTGTAGGAACAACTTGTCCATTTTGTATATCAAATAGTTTAATCATTTTGTTTTGTATTAATGTTATAATAAAAAGAATCTCCATCTTCACTTACCCATCTGTCAGAGTAAGATTCCACAGAATCAAGCTTGGTATCTACCTTGATTTTCTTTTTATCCAAAGGAAATTCCTTTGTTATCCAGTTACTATCCTTCCAATATATCCTGTTGTTAGGCTGACATAATAAATATCCATCATCAGCAACTAGAACATGTCCACATTTGTAATCAGAAGGCTCGTCACTATATGGGTTATTAAACCAATCAAGTGTAAATAAATATGTGGCCCAAACTTTTTCTCCATCTTTTAAAATTACATTACATCTTTTATTGTTTAAATACTCAAACTTTGTCACTGTAACATTCTGAGAAAAACAATCCCATAACTGTTTATAGTGGTTTGGTATGTCAATAATAGGCTCCTTTAAGAATATCTCACTTATAGGAACTCTACTTCTTAGCATACCATAATCAGTCATTACATGAAACGTAAGTATTTTACCTTCTACAGACTGTATACCAAACGCATAACCATCATGATAGGTATCTTTATCATCTTCATTTTTTGTTAGATGAGAAAGCCTTATAAGACATTTAAATGATGGTATGTTTGTGTTTAGTATCATTTCTTCTTTATGTTATCTTTATTAGTCTCATACCATTTGAGCACGTCTATTACTTCATTCTTTAAATAAGGCAACTCATAAATCTGAATGTTTTTAATAATAGGTTCTCCTTGATCAGATAACTTACATATAGGGTATCCAAATTCATCAGTTTCTTCTTCTTCTTCAAAACTAATATGATGTATTGTAAGTTTACCTGGCTTTAAATTAGGGTTATGCTTCAATATAATATACATATAAATACTCAATTGTAAATTATAATGCATTAAATTACAATCATCTAGATGTGAAACAGGACCTAACATTTTTTTAGAAGTACCCTCCCAATTCTTAAAAGATTCTGTATCAATCTTCTTATTTGTCTTGTAATCTGTAATATACACTTGATTGTTTACAACTTCTACCAAGTCTGACTGACCACATATACCTACTGATTTCAGATATACCATGTGCTCTGGGTAAATCCCATCAATCAACTTTTGTAATGGTGCTAGTTTTTTACCTGTATTATCAATAAGTGGTTTAATTACAGGCAGCGTTACATTGTGTCTTAGTATGTTTTCACAACTAACCAAGTCTTCTTCTCTTTGGTTATGATACCAGTTACCTAAATCACATGCTCTATCAGCCTCTGCTTTCCATGCTTTTTGTATAGCTTCTGGTGTCATACCATACCATTTGCTTTTTTTGTTTGTTGAGCATTTTTGTGCAATACCTTGAGAATCAAAGGGTTGCTTTAATGCACCTAACAAAGTAGTTACAGAAACCCATTTTGTTTTATCTTCTGGATCAATTGACACATAAGAATGCGATGATGCTTCAAATATAATTGCCATGTTTACTTTTTTAAGTTCTTTAATAACTCTTGTTCTTCTTTTTCAGTAAGCTCTGCTTTCCAAAAACCTTTAGGACACTCAGATGCAAGAGATCTTGTTTTAAATGTTAATGAACATCCACATTCAGCACAACATGGTTGTGTACCTGGTACAGCACATTTGCTACCTGCATGGTCTATAAACTCACAAGACTTACATATCTCATTTCTAAAAAAAGCTATTTGCTCTACATGAGTACTTTTAAAAATATTGTTTTTAATACCCTCAGCAATTTTATTCTTCTCCTTCCAAATTTGAATTAGGTTTTTCATCTTTATAGTGTTGTCTTTGTTTTTTTATTGATAGTTTTTTGTCTTCTTCTTCTTGCATGAAAGCTTGTATTTCTTTCAACTTTTTTAACTCTGCTTTTTTTCTCAGTATAAGCTCATATGTTTTAACACTTATGTCTTCTTCTGCTTCTAACTTTAATATAAAATAGTTAGTCTTTTTTATAGCTTCAGCTAATGATTTCTTTTTTATAACAAATGTACCTAGTTTAGGAACCAATATAGCAGCATGACTAAGCGTTGTTAACTTCTTTTGTACAAAATCATAATAACAAGAAACAAGATCATCTACCATTTCTGTAGACAGATTTAGTTTCTCAGCTGTTTCTTTAGTAAGTTGTCTACGCTTTATTGGATTCAAGAGCTAAAAAGTTATAATCAATTAATACATTACCTTTACCAACAACTTTAAATTCAGGATTTAATGCAATAGCTTTTTTATCATTCTTAACAATGATGTTACGCTTTTGTAATTTAACAATTCTGTTTCTTACATTTTGTGAGCGTATTGCATACTCTTCAGGTTGTAATCCTGGATATAAATAAGAAGCAGCCTTAAAACAAAAGCTGCTTAAATTTATAGGACCCCATAATCCTAATAGTGTTAAAATTTCAATGTCTGAAGGTATAATGTTTTCTTTTTTTAGAAACATTATCTCTGTAATAATCTGATACTTTACTGCATCATAAAGTGTCATTCTTATTTTCTTGTTTAGTTTGTTTACTTCTATCTTCATCTTTTTTTAATTTAGTGGAGGTGAGGGGAATCGAACCCCTGTCCAAACCACAATCAATAATACAATTTATACAGCTTATAGGTATCAACTCTGTTGACGACTCCACCACTTA